TTATTAAGAAAGTTACGAAAAAAAAGAAAAGTAAAAAATAATGGCAACCTCAGAGTTTGCAGTTGCAAATACTAATTTGCAAAAGATACAGCCTGACATACTAGGGTTTGGTATTTCAGACTTTGGAGATCAATTACAATTTGCCGAAAATGATGTTCTCAGACGTATTAGAGAGGAATGGTGGGAAAGATATAGACACCAAGTAAGATACAAAGACATAACAAAAGTTACATCTGTTGAAATGACCAACAGCAAACTCACTAACTCACAATGGACTCAATCTGTTGTATATTTAGCACTATGGAAATACATTTATCCTCAACTTACTAAATGGAGAGACCCAGACACAGGCGAGGGAAAAGACTCATTTCAAGTTCAAATAGATTTTTATAGGGACAGATACGATGAAGAGTTCCAAGCAATTTTAAGGGACGGGGTCGAATATGATGAGGACGGCGGGGGGACTGTATCTGATAGTGAGAAAGAGCCTCTACACAATTTACGATTAGTTAGATAATGGTTGCCGACATAAAGGTAAATATCAATACCATTGAAGTAAAAAATTTTTTAACATCATTAAGACAAAAACAAAAATCAGCTATTAATTCTGCATTAAGCAGAGTCTCAAACATGGCTATATTAATGATAACTAAAAGAACACAAGCTGGAAAATTACCTGATGGTGGTAATATGAAAGCCTATGCTAAATCAACAAAAGTAAACAGACGAAAAAGAGGCAGACAAGTAGGTTTTGTAGATTTAACTGATTCGGGTAAAATGTTTAGAAGTTTAGATTTTAGAACTGGTGCTTTTAAAAGCACATTATTTTTTGCAAATAAAGAAAGAGAAAAAATAGCTAGTTTCCATGATACCTTTGGCGTTGGTAAGAAAAAAGTTAAAAGACCTTTTTTTGCTATTGGAAATAAAGAAGAAAATAAAATACAAGAAGAGTTTAGTAAATTTTATTTTAGTAAGTTAGGATTATGAGTAAACGAGAAAATATAGCAAACGACATAATTACAAAACTTGATGCTGTAACTAGCCCGATTGAGTTTAAAAAATTAACAAGAGAACCTTTTGAGGTTGAAGAATTATCAGATGCACAGTTTCCAGCCGCTTTTATTCAAGCTGGAGACGAAACTAGAGAACCCTCTGCTATGGGTGCAACAGGCTCAGGTAAATATATGGGAACAATAGATTTTCTTGTAGTTGCATTTGGCAAAGGTACAGACTCCAATATTGATACTGTTAGAAACCAGATTATTGAAGTAGTTGAAGAAACACTTGATAATGATATAACAAGAAATGGAAATGCGTTGGATACACAAATTATTGAGGCATCGTCAGATGAGGGTACAATTTATCCTTATGGTGGGGTTAGAATAACTGTGCGTGTAATGTATGAATTTACAAGGGGGACTGCATAATGGCTATGGATATAGTAATGGTTAAAGGAGACACCAAAGTAAAAATCTCGCCTGACTTTCAAGAGTATTACGAGAAACGAGGTTTTACTGTTGAGGGCAAAAATAAAAAAATATCAGTTGAAAAAGAAACACAAAAAGTTATAAAAGAGTTAAAGAAAATAAAGGAGTAATAAATTATGGCAACTCATCATGGTAAGGACGCAGTGGTTCATGTTGGTGGCACTAGCATAGGTCAAGCAACTGGATTTACTGTTGATACGACTCACGATATTGTAGAGGACACAGCATTAGGTTCATCAATGAAATCATTTGTAGTTGGTAGAGGTACATTTACAGCCTCTATTGATATGAATTTTGACGATGACGATACTGCTCAAGGTAATCTAGTACAAGGTTCTAGTTTAAGTTTTGAGTTCATGCCAGAGGGTTCGGGTTCTGGAGAGCAAAAACTATCAGGAACAGGAATCGTTACTGGAATGAGTGTTGGTGTTACTTTAGACGGAGTAACAACTAGAACAGTTTCTTTACAAGGTACAGGCGGCTTAACTATCGGAACAGTATAATTTAATTTATGCCAGACGATAAAAAACCTGATTACTTTGACGGAATACGAGATCATTTTACTGGATTAGAGACACAAACTATTGAAGTTCCTGAGTGGGGATTAGTTGGCGATAAAGCAATTTATTGCAAACCTTTCAACATGATGGAAAAGGCAAAGATATTTAAAGGTGCTACTAATACTGATCTTAATGTTTTAATTGATGTCATAATAGAAAAAGCGTGTAACAAAGACGGAGAAAAAATGTTTAACGCTACTCACATTCTTAGTTTTAAAACAAAAGCAGATACAAATATAATAGCTGATGTCGCCAGTAAAATTATGGGAACTCAAAATGTGGATATAAACGACACTAAAAAAAACTAAAAAATAATCCAGAACTACACAATATATTTGCCTTAGCTGAAAAACTAAGTAAGACTGCATCTGAAATCTTGCAAATGCCAGTTGATGAGTTTAATATGTGGCTTGCATATTTCGATCTTCAAAGAGAAGAAAAAGAAAGGCAAGAACGTATTGCAAGAATGAAAAAATAGATGGCAACAAAAAAAGTAAATATTGATCTAGTCGCAAAAGACAAAACAAGACAAGCGATGCAATCCGCAACTAAAGGGGTTGATGGTGTAAAAAGTTCAGTATTAAATTTAAAAAATGCACTAATTGGTTTAGGTGCTGGTGTTGCTATAAAAGGTTTTGTTGATGTAGGTAAATCAGTCGAATCACTTCAAGTTAGATTAAAATTTTTATTTGGAAGTGTTGAAGAGGGTTCAAGAGCCTTTGACGCTATGGCTAAGTTTGCTAGTAAAGTACCTTTCTCTCTTGGAGAAATTCAATCGGGTGCTGGTGTTCTTGCTGTTGTTAGTAAAGATGCAAACGAACTTTCAAAAGTATTAGAACTTACTGGTAACGTAGCGGCAGTTACAGGATTAGATTTTAGAACAACGGCAGAGCAAATACAAAGGTCATTATCTGCTGGTATTTCAAGTGCTGATTTATTTAGAGAAAAAGGTGTCAAATCCATGTTAGGATTTAGTGCTGGTGCAACAGTTTCAGTTGAACAAACAAGAGAGGCTTTGTTTAGAGTATTTGGTAAAGATGGAGAGTTTGCTGGTGCTACTGATGATCTTGCAAATACTTTAGAGGGAACTTTATCAATGATAGGAGATAAGTTCTTTAATTTTCAAAAAACAGTTGCAGAACAATTTTTTGTTGCACTTAAAAAAGAGTTTGGTGCATTAGATGAGGCGTTAGCCGCTAACGAGGGGTTGATTTTAGATATAGCAGAATCTGTTGGTAAAGGTTTAGCAAATGCTGTCACTTTTGCGGCAGATGCTTTTAGATTTATGCACGAAAACATGGAACTTATTAAAAAAGTTGCTTTAGCTACTATTGTCTTTGGTATGACAAAAGCATTCATAGGATTAACAGTTGCAATTAAAAAAGCTGGTGTCGCTATGATGGCGTTTAATAAAAAATCTATGAAAAACCTTGCTGGTTTGATAGCCGCTGGTGCTGTTCTTTTAGCAGACTACACAGGGGCTTTAGACAAACTATTAGCAAAATTTGAAAAACCTAAAACAATAGAGGATTTTGCGTCTGAAGTTGAACTACTAAACGAACAAATAGGATTACTTGATGAAAAAGATTTTACTGCACATAGTAAATTTAGAAGAATGCAAGATGAGGCTCATAGAACAATAGATGCTTTGAAAAAAATGCAAATTGAGGTTGGAGAGAATAGTGCTGAATTTGTAAGATTAGAGGGAATGATTGAAAGCATAAGAGAGGCATTGATGTCAGTTCCTTTGCAAGAAATTACATTTGGACTAGATGATCAAGCAGAATCAGTAGGTTTTCTAACAGAAAGTTTTGGTAAATTTAAAGAGGGTTTTATGGAGGCTATGAACAAAGATACTATAGATGGATTTGTTAAAGCTGGAAAAACTGCATTTGATTCATTAAAACAAACATTGACTGATTTTGTAGTTACAGGCGAACTTAATATGAAAAAGTTTGCTGATGTAGTTAAAAGAGCAATCATTGAGGCATTAATAGGAAAAGCAGTTCAAGCCGCAGTCAATAAAGCTATGGCTATGTTTAAAATGGACGCAATAAAAAAAGCGTTAATTAGTGTTTATGAGGGTGCATTAAGAACTTTTGCATCTATTCCTTTCCCATTTAATATTGCGGCTGTTGGAGGTGCAATAGCTTTTGGTATGGGTATGGTAAATAAAATAAAAGGTTTTGAAAAAGGTGGACGACCACCTATGGGCCAGCCATCAATAGTAGGAGAAAAAGGGCCAGAGTTGTTTGTACCTGACCAAGCTGGAACAATAGTACCGAACAATCAACTTGGTATGTCAAAACCAGTAACAGTAAACTTTAATATAAATACTGTTGATGCAAGAGGTTTTAATGAGTTATTAGTTAATAGCAGAGGTGTTATTGTAAATATGATTAACAGTGCTGTTAATGAAAAAGGTAAGGCGGCATTGATATGAGTGGTTCTTTACCTGATACAGCGTTCAACGCAATTAATTTTAAATCAAATCAAAAAACTTTATTTAGTGAAACTGATAGTGGCAAAACATTTAGGAGACAAGTTCAAGGCCAAAGATTTAGTTTTACCTTATCATATCCTACTATGACTAGATCAGACTTTGCCCCAATAATGGCTTTTATAATAAAACAAAGAAGTCGTAAGGAAAATTTTACAATAACTTTACCGACTACTTTTGATAGTCAAGGTAACGAAACAGGAACTTTATTAGTAAATGGTTCTCACTCTGCTGGAGATACAACTATAAATATTGATGCTTTTGCTGGCGATGGTGCTGGTCGTCTTAAAGCGGGAGACCTAATCAAATTTGCACATGATAAATTATATATGGTGGTTGCAGATGTTACATCTTCAAGTAACGCCGCAACTGTTACCATAGAACCACCACTTAGAACTGCATTAGCTGATAACAGTTCAGTAACTTATAAATCTGTGCCAGCAACAGTTCATTTAAATAGTGATATGCAAGAGTTTGAAACAAGAGCAAATGATAAAGATGGTAACTTACTTTTTAATTTTGAGTTTGATGTTATTGAGAGTTTATAATGGCAAGAGGATTAACCAGTTCCATAAAAACAGAACTAGCAACAGGGGTCATTGACCCAGTATTATTAGTCGAAATAGAATTTGGTACACCAGTCTATTTAACTAACGCACCTTTTGATATAACATCAAGTGTATCGGGTTCATCAAGAACTTATCTTACAAACGGACATTTAAAAAATATTACTGGTATCAATGAAACAAAAAATAGTTTACAGCTTACACTTTCTGGAGTCGATCAAACATATATATCAATAGCTTTATCAGAAAACATTATTAACAAAGAGGTTTATATTTACAGAGGTTTTTTAGATGCAAACAATGCTCTTATTGCTGACCCTTTTTTATTATTTTTTGGAACAATCGATGAATACAGAATATCTGATACTACAAGCACTGCTAATTTAGTTTTAAATTTAACTTCACATTGGGGAAACTTTGAAAAAACAAGTGGTAGAGTTACAACAGACAATTCGCAACAAAGATTTTTTAGTGGAGATAAAGGTATGGAGTTTGCCGCTTTGACTGTGAGAGATATAAAATGGGGTAGAGATTAATGTCTAGTTTTCATTTTTACGAGGCATCAAACAAAAACATGGACGAAATATTTGAAATATTAAATGAGTTTGAAAAAGAGGCCCCAGCATTAGATTATCCTCACATACACAGAGCAAAGATGAAACAAACTTTGATGATGTTTTTACAAAAAGGAAAAATAATTTTAATCAAAGATTTAGATAAAAATAAAATAGTTGGAATAACAATTTTTGTATTTAACGAATATCTTTGGTCTAAAGAACAGTTACTATCAGTTCAAGTAATTTATATATTAAAAGAATATCGATCATTTAAATTATTTAATCAAACTATGGATATAATTAAAAATCAGGCAAAAGGAAGACATATTCATTTAACAATATCAACTAGATTGATGGCAGATAAATTACTAGATAGATATGGCTTTGAAAAATTAGGCGGATTATGGAGGTACTCAGATGTGTGACCCGGGTGGAATTATAGAGGATATAGTTGATACAGTAACAGACGTTGTAGATTTTGTTGTTGATCTTGTTGTAGATGTAATTAGCTGGATAAATCCTATTCCTGAGATACCTGATTTTGGAGGAAACCAGCCAGACTTGAATGCAAGAGGTGTATTAGTAAATAAAATCAGTGCAAATGCACATATACCAATAGTTTACGGAACAAGACAAGTAGGCGGAAATGTGGTCTTTGTAGAGACTTCTGGAACTGACAACGAATTTTTGTATATGGCAATAATAGTTTCAGAGGGCGAGATAGATGACATAACTAAAATACTGGTTAATGACAATGAGGTTACTTTCAGTGGAGACTTATCAGACAACACTCAAAGAACTGTTGCTAGTTCTGACGCAAATTATTTTAAAGCACCTGACGCTGATTCTAGTGCTGAAAGTTTAATTACTGTTGAACCACACTACGGAACTGATTCGCAATCAGCATCAACTTTGTTATCAGAATTGTCCTCATGGACGTCAAACCATCGTCTGCGTGGGCTTGCGTACATAGCACTTAAATTCAAATGGAACTCAGATGCTTTTGGTTCTTTACCAAATGTTACTGCAATAGTTAAAGGTAGAAAAGTTTACAATCCAAATCTTGACGGCACAAAAACGGGTGGCAGTGGTTCACACAGACAAAACGATAGCACAACTTGGGAGTATTCAGATAACGGCATTTACCAAATGTTAGATTATTTAAGAAACGAAAGATTTGGTATGGGTATCGCAGATAGTTATTTTGACAGTAACTTTGCAGACTGGCAAACGGCTGGCGATGTAGTAGATGCAAACATAACACCTTTTAGTGGTGCAAGTCAGATTGATTTATTAGATAGCCACCCAGTCGTAGATACATCAAGAAAAGCTATTGATCTAGTTTCAGATTTTGTAAAAGGCACTCGATCATATCTAAATTTTACTGCTGGAAAATACAAAGTATTAGTTGAAACAACTGGTAGTGCTAGTATCACATTAACAGAGGATAATATAATAGGTGGCATAAATGTGGCTAGTAAAAACAAAAACTCTCGTTTTAATCGTGTTATTGTAAATTTTACAAATCCAAATAAATCTTATCAATCAGATACGGCCCAGTTTCCACCAGTAGATGAAACAGGACTTGCCAGTGCAGATACACACAGCGTTATGAAAGCGGCAGATGGTGGGATATTACTTGAGTCTAAATTTGATTTTCCGATGATCGTAAATCAGCATCAGGCCCAAGAACTTGCAGAGATTATACTGCGTAGGTCAAGATCAAGCCTTGATGTGTCTTTAAAATGTGACGGAACTGCCTTAGATTTAGCTATCGGGGATATCGTTAATATTACTCACGCCACGCCATCTTTCTCGGCTAAACCTTTCCGTATTCAAGGAATGACTATAAACACAGATCATACAGTCACTTTACAACTTAGCGAGCATCAAGACTCATACTACGCTTTTGGTACTCAAGTTGCACCA